AAGTATCGAAAAAAGTAACCGATATAACAAACTCTCTGTTGCCGAAACAATTTCGAATGGATCAATACGCAGATGGCGGAGTAGCAACAAAGCCTTCTATCTTTGGTGAAGCTGGTCCTGAGGTTGCAATTCCACTTAACAATAAGCCTCGCTCTCGCTCATTGTTAGACATGGCGAATGATCTTATGGGTTACACCAAAAACGAGAACCGTGAAGGGGATATTATAATCCATAATGCACCTGTTATTACGCTTCCAGGGGCAGATCCTTCGGTTATGAAATTAGTGAAAGAGGCTTTAAAGCAGTCAGAAGACAATTTAGAGCGCAAGCTTAAGGAAATCATAGAACAACAAAGGCGGGTGAGTTTTCAATGACCACCACATATAGAACGGTTCAAGGCGATACCTGGGATGGTATCGCCTTTAAGTTGTACAAGAGTGAGCAGCTAATGACATTGCTTATTAATGCAAACCCAGACCATGCAGGAACCGTTGTGTTTTCAGGAAATGTAATTCTAGTTGTACCGGATAAGCCGCTGGACGCCTCTGAGACGCTTCCGCCGTGGCGCAGGGAGGAATAATATGGAGCTAATGCAAGATGCCCGCAGGGCGGTTCTAGTGTTATCATACAACGGCAAAGACGTTACAAAGGATATCGCCGAAGCATTAACTGATTTTCAGTTTAACGATGCGGCTCCAGGCACGCTTGATAATCTCTCTATCACATTGGAAGACAGGGAACGGAACTGGCAAGGTCCTTGGTCACCGACAGAAGGGGATCGTATCAAAGGGGAAATTCGTACAATCAACTGGGATGGCCCGGGTGAGATTAAAAAGCTTCCCCTTGGCTCATTTGAAGTTGACTCTTTTGATTTTAAGGGAGCACCGGATACGGTATCTATTAAAGCTATATCATTGCCTGTCAGTTCGGATATTCGCCAGGAAAAGCGTTCGAAATCTTGGGAGAAGGTGACACTAAAAACGGTTGCCGGGGAGATTTCTAAACGAGCTGGAATGAAGCTACTTTATGAGGCGTTAGACAATCCTTCCTATGACAGATTGGAACAGTCCCAACTATCTGACCTTGCTTTTCTATTGGAAACAGCGACTAAGGAAGGTATCGCTATTAAAGTTTCCAACGGAACTCTCGTACTCTTCGACGAGTCCGCATATGAAAAGAAATCTGCAATTACCACAATTAAACGTGGAGAGGCAAACGTAAAAGGTTATGGATTTACATGGGGGGTAGCTTATACAGCGTATCGCGCGTGTGAAGTGTCTTATACAGACAGAAAGTCTAAAAAGACTATAAAGGTAACCTATACACCGCCAGGAGCTCCCAAAAGTGGACCTATACTTAAGATCAATGAGCAGGCTGATTCTCAGGCATCGGCTCTCAAGTTAGGCCGAAAAAGACTGCGTGAGAAAAATAAGGAGGCAGGAAGAGGGACGTTAAGCCTCATGGGAGATATTCGAATGGCAGCAGGTCTGACAATCAATATTAAGGGTTGGGGGCGATTTGATGGTAAATATATTATCGTCTCTGCCAATCACGCTATAGGTGGCAGCGGGTTCGCGACTGACTTAGACATTAGAAGGGTATTGGGGTGGTAGCATGATTGTGATCGGTCAAGTATCAACGTCAGATAAAACGGTGGGCAGTGTGAGGGTAGTCTTTCCAGATCGCGACGATTTGGTATCTGGCGAGCTTCCTGTTATTACGAGCGGAGGCTGGGGGCAAGAGAACGCCGTGCCACAGCCTGGAGAAACTGTGCTATGTGTCTTTTTGGATAACAGTCGTAGCGCTGGTTATTGTCTAGGTACTTATTACGGTTCAGAGGATAAGATGCCCGGGACAGCTGATCAGCGTGGTATATGGTTCGAGGATGGTAGCTATGTCTATTATGATCGCGCTACTAAGACTATTAACCTCAAAGCGGCCAGCGGCGTACAGATTGATGGCAATCTAAACGTAACTGGCAAGATAACGAGCGGAGGGTAAGAGATGGGAAACCAAAATTATGTTATGTCTAAGATTGGTAGCCTTGGGCCAGTGACTTTCGTCGTTTCAGAAGGAGCTACGCGAACGATTGACGAGTTCACTCGTAATACTGCCGGACGTTGGGCACAGCATGATATCATCGGTAAAAAGCCTAAAAAGGAGTGGCTAGGACCGGGAATTGACTCGGTGTCGTTTTCGGTGCAGTTAGATGCGCGGCTCGGACTGAATCCCCGAAAAGAGCTGGACCGACTTACTGAATTGGAGAGGGCAGGCAAGGCATTACCGTTGATTATTGGACGGAAGGGTGTGGGGACTGGACTTTGGGTGATCACGGACATGTCCCAAGCCTGGGAAACCATGGACAATATCGGTAATGTCCTCACATCGACTGTGAATATTACGCTGGAGGAGTATGTGAAATGATCTATACCGTTGATATGACTCAGCCATCGACAATCAATTTTGCGCCAGAGAGCAAAGCGGAGGAAGTGGCTCAGAACATCCGAACAATATTAACCACTCCGCTCGGTAGCTCACCGCTTGCCCGTGACATCGGTCTGGATTACTCCATTATTGACGAACCTGGACCGATTGCCGAGGCTAGAACTGTAGCAGAGGTAACAACAGCAATAGTTATGCAAGAGCCACGAGCACAAGTAGTACAAGTATCCTTTAATGGAACGGTGTCTGATGCTCTGACAGGACACTTAAAGCCCGTGATTAAGTTTTCACTGGTAGAAGGAGTGGTGTAACATGGAATATGTTGATTTGCCAGAAATACAGTTTGTTCCAGAGGATACCGCGGGAATACAACAAAACATCATAACTGTATACGAGGGATTAACCTCACGTACACTACAGCCTGCCGATCCGGTAAGGCTTTTTTTGTCTTCTCTGGCTGCAGTCATTGTGCAGCAACGTACAATGATCAACAGAACAGCCAAGGGTAATTTGCTGCGGTATGCTTCCGGCGTAGTATTGGACCACATGGCGGCGTTTCAGGGGGCTGAGCGGTTAGATGCAGCACCGGCTATTACATCAGTTAAATTCACGTTGTCGATGCCGTTGCCTTCCGCGACATTGATCCCAGCCGGGACGCGTGTCGGTGCTCAGGGTGGGGACGGATCAATTTATTTCTCTACTACTCAGGTACTGGAGATTCCAGCCGGGGCAGTTGTTGGATCAGTGTTGGCTGCATGTAGTACTCCTGGTCCTACCGGGAATGGCTTTCTTCCTGGACAAGTCAATGTGTTAATGGACCCCTTGCCTTTTGTGATCTCAGCTATTAATCAGACAGAGAGCGGTGGCGGCGCAGCTGCGGAAACTGATGATGCATTCAAGGAGCGGATCAGGACAGCGCCAGAGTCGTACAGCACGGCCGGTCCGCGTGGGGCTTACGAGTTTTGGGCAAAGTCAGCATCATCAGCCATATTAGATGTGCATGCATACTCTCCCACTGAAGGTGAGGTAACGGTGTTACCTCTCTTGACTGGCGGTAAAATCCCTGGTGCAGATACCATAGAAGCGGTAGCGGCTGTATTTGAGTCTCGGGGAGTACGTCCGTTGACAGATAAAGTGACGGTTAAACCTCCCCAGGCTGTTAGCTACAATACTGGACTAACTTATTACATTAGCCGCAGTAGAGCAATTGAAGCGCCAGCAATTCAGGCGGCTGTAGCTGCATCAGTAAGTGCATATCAGCTATGGCAAAGGTCTCGTCTTGGCAGAGACATTAATCCATCCGAGTTGATTTCACGTGTAATGGCTGCCGGTGCTCTTAGGTTATCAGTTACAGCACCAACCTATACACCTATTGAGGCGACCCAAGTAGCACACGAAGGTTCCACGACAATCACCTATGGGGGGTTGGTCGATGATTGATCTTAAAACTATAAGTTTGAGAGATATTCTGCCGCCAAATTTAGCTAGAGACCCAGCAATAGCAGCAGCAGCTACAGCATTGGATTTTGAATTACAGCAGACGGCCATTCTCATTGAGCGATTAGACATCTTCGGCAGAGCAAACGAATGGACAGAAGAAGAGGTTACGGAGCTGGCGTGGCAGTTCAAGCCGCCTTACTATGATCCTGATTTACCTATCGAGCAGCGTCGCGAGCTGGTGAGCACTGCGATTCCATTCTATCGCCGAAAGGGTACACCAGGAGCGGTTGAAGATCTGATTGCACTGCTCTTTGGTGAAGGAAGGGTTGAAGAATGGTGGGAATACGGCGGAGATCCATATCACTTCCGTGTTTTGACCAATAACGCCGACGTGACCACCACTCGAGCACATGAATTTATCCGGGCAGTAGATGCGGTAAAGCGCCTGTCTGCTGTGCTGGATAGCGTGACAATTACACAGTCTGAGCCGTTGCAGCTCTATTTTGGTGGTGTGATTCACTTCGGCGAAACGATACGAATTTAAGGAGGGTTTGCATTGGCTGTTTTTGGAGGTATGACAATTACAATAAAAGGCTTGGCTCTGCAAGGTAAGGCGCAGGCAGGCGCAAAGCTTGAATATACCCGGGTAGCAATTGGGGATGGATCGCTTAACGGTCAGTCCATGCCTGCGCTTACTGGATTGATATCGCAGAAGATGGTTCTTCCCATTACCCGCATCCGGGCTCAACCGCCAAATAAGGCTACAATTGGTTCAGTGGTAGATAACGCTAGCGTCACATCAGGCTTCTATTTCCGAGAGATAGGCTTGTTTGCTACAGACCCAGACGTCGGAGAAATCTTATATGCTTATGCAAACTCTGGCGTGACTGCTGATTACATCCCGCCAGGCGGCGGCTCAGATATTATTGAGAAGGTTTTTGATATTGATGTTGTTATAGGTACCGCCGCAAATATCTCAGCTAAGATCGACGATTCGCTTGTCTTCACTCAAAAGAAAGAATTTCTTGCTCATGTAGACAACACTACAGCTCACATCACAGCTGCAGAACGTGTTGCTTGGAACGCCGCTGAGACTAACGCTAAAAATGCTTCCATTCCCAAGACAGAGAAGGGTGTGGCTGGTGGCGTAGCTGCCATGGATACAGCGAAATATATGCTAGGGGACGGAATCAGTCT